TGATTGACATGCTACTCACTCACACCAACCCTACACAACACAAAAATAAAATCACAAAGATAGAGTCCTTTATGAGCGAAGCGAATAAGATAAAGCTGTGTGGAGCGGAGCGGAACACAAGGCGAAGGAGGCACGACTGAGCATATAAGAATAAACGTGTGAGCAAATCCCTCAGGATTTGTGAACACAAATTTTCAACGAAGACGAACATACACAACCAAAATGAGGGGGGAGTAGGTAGTATATATAGCTCCCACACGCATTCTAATCCCAATTTTTTTTAGAAAATTTTTTTATAGACTTCAATAGCAGTTTATGATTAACTTATCATATGATGGCTCAGAAAAAGAAAGTCATAGAATTATACGACAAAAATAAGGGAAAGTGGATTAAAGCAGTAGTTGCTGGTGACGCAGACCCTGATAAGTCAACTCATATGTATGATTTGATTATGGCACAGATTGAAATCTTTACTGTACAAGATGAAATGGAGTTGGGTATTGCAGTTGTTGAAAAAAATTAATGTAGGGATTTGTTTAGTATATACTAAGACTAAGTATATACTAAGACTAACACACTTAATCTTTTATAAGATTAAGTGTTACTTATTAAGACTAAGTAAAAGATTAGAAGATTAAGTATATAAGCTTAAGCTTATAAGCTAAGGTGAGGACAAAATGAAAAAACCAAAAGAAAAGTTAACAAATAAAGAAATTGCTAGAGTGTTGATGAATCTATCCATGAGATTGGATGAGGTAGTCCATATGGTAATGACTGCAGATAGAATGTTCAACGAGTATGTAAAGTTTACAGGAGAAAGTGATAAGTTTACAAAGTACTTAGAAGATAAATTTACTAAAGATGATAACGATACCAAGAAAGCTAAAGATAAATAACTACCAAGAAGTAGACTATGAAGTCTTTCCAAAGAAAGAGTTTAAGTTGAAATACAAGCATTGGAAGGATTGTAAGGAAGGTGAGTGGGGAATATCCGATGATGGGTATATAGCTCAATGTCTTGCAGTAAAAACATATGCAAGTGGTATAGAAATGACTTATCCTTATGGAAAACAATGGGTAACTAAGACTAGTAAGTTAGAGTTTGAGCCACATTGGGAGTCAAAAAACTTTAATTCGGTGTCTACAAAGAGCAATATGGAGCTAGAACTACAAAAACGTAGGTCCAAAGATGTGTTAGATGCGTATATGACGTACATATTTGCTGGTAAAACGCCAGATTTTGAAAAATTAGGGCAAATGTACAGGCCAGACCAAAAAAAGCCCTCCTGGACCGTAAAAAGATTGTTGAAAACTAAGGGAATGAAGCAAATGATTAAGGATAAGATGAAAGAAGTGCTTACAGAGCGTGGAATTGATGAAGGATATGTGTTAGATACTATAAAAGATGCTATTGGTGTAGCAAAAGTCAATGAAGACCCTGGTAATATGATTAAAGCAGCAAAAGAGCTATCAGATTACCTTGATATGAAACCAAAAGCTAAAACACAAACAGATACACTAGAATTAGACCTATCACATCAGATAGAAGCAAACTTTGAAAAGCAAACAAAAAAATTAACTGCAACAAAAACACAGGAATTGCCAAGTGAAACAGAAGATAACTATATCAGGAAACAAGAAGAATCTTAATATCTTTCTAGCCACCTTGATTGAGGTAGCAAAAGATTTTGGAATCAGAGTAGTTTTTGAGCAAGATGGATAAAAAACATATATTACAACAGATGCGTAATGATATGATTCTGTTCGGTAGAATGATTATGCCGAATATGTTTAGTCAAGACTCACCATCGTTTCATTACGATATCACAAAACACTTATTAAAGGAAGAAGAGAAACAAATTAATATTATTGCACCTCGTGGTCATGCTAAGTCTTCCGTTGTTGCTGGTGTTTTTCCTTTGTTCCATCTTATGTTTGACCCTGGTGTTAAGGTTGTCGTACTTGTGTCACGAACTCAGTCGCACGCTACGAAGCTCCTGGGAACAATTAAAGATGTACTAAACTATTCACAAGAGTTTCGATACTTTTTTGGATATTGGGGAATGCAGAATGCACGAAAGTGGAGTAATAACGAAATAGAATTGAAAGATGGTAGTATTGTTATCTGTAAAGGTACAGGACAGCAAATTCGTGGTATTAAACATGGGAATCAACGACCAACGCTCATTATCTTAGATGACCCAGAAGACGAAGTAAACACTAAAACAGCAGAAGCAATGGAGTTTAATCTTCGTTGGCTGCTTCAGTCGGGTGTACCTTCCCTTGACCCTATCAAGGGGAGGATTGCTGTTATTGGAACTCCACAACACGAACGATGTCTTGTAGAAACTTTGAAAGGTATGGAAGGCTGGAGAAACTTAGAGTACAGACCTGACATCGATAAAGAAGAAGCGTTGTGGGAAGAGGTATGGCCTATAGACAAATTAAAGAAAAAGAAGTCTGAATTAGAAAGTATCAATCGATTATCTGTATTTTATAGAGAGTATTTGTGTCAAATTGTAGGAGATGAAGATAATCTATTTAGACCAGAGGACTTTCAGTTCTATGATGGCTATATCGAAACAGACCAGGCAGGGTTGTCGACCCTCGTTCTGACGAACCTTAATGGTGAGGAAGTAAACGAGAGACGACCTGTGAATGTATTCACTGGTGTCGACCCTGCTAGCAGTACTAGAAAAACAGCAGACTATAGTGTCATATTCAATATTGCTGTTGATAAAGACAATAATCGTTTTTGTCTACCTTATTACAGGAAAAGAGCTACCCCATTACAATTAGCAGATGCTATTATAGAAAACTTCAAAGTATACGATAGTGCTAAAACACGTATTGAGTCTGTTGGATACCAAGAAATGCTACGTCAATACATTAAAGAAAAGTCAGAAGAGCTAGGATTATTTATTCCTGGACTAGAAGTAAAAGAAAATCCTAGAACTAGTAAATCATTTCGACTAGAAAGCTTACAACCGTTATTTGCAAATAAAAAAGTATTTATGAAAAAAACAATGCAGGCCTTTGAAGATGAACTGCTATTGTATCCCCGTGGTAAACACGATGACTTGCTAGATGGATTTTTTTATGCAAACAAAAATGCATACAAACCATCTCACGATGAAACTACTCAAGAACAACAAGAACAATTTAATTTTTTCAAGTCTAAAGTAGACTGGAGATTAATGTAAAAAAGTTCTTGACAATTAAAAAAAATTGTTTATAAATTCAAAGTTAGAAATGGCTGATAAAAATTTTGCAAAATATCGTATGAGTTTTGATGATTTCATTTCGGAAATAGATAAAATTGAACAAATAGAGATACCGAAAAACTACATAATGATTGAGCATGGACATAAAAAAAAGAAAAGCCAAAAGCAGAAAGCCAGAAAGTCAAAATAAATTAGTATTTAATTACGACACTGGCAATATCGATGAAAGAGAAACACATCCTGAAGTACAAGTAACCAGAGAACTCTGGACTCAGTACAATTCCTCAAGAGAGCCATGGGCACAAAAGTTTCAAGAGTCTATTGAATTTAGAGCAGGTGCTCAATGGACACAAGAACAGCAAGAAGTACTTGAACAACGAGGGCAAGCACCTATTGTTGTTAATCGTATACATCCAATCGTAGAAACTGCAAAAGCTCTATTGACATATAACTCTCCACAATTTAGAGCAACGGGTAGAGAAGATAGTGATAGAGATACAGCAAAGGTATTTTCAGATTTATTTCAGTACATTTGGAATATTAGTCAAGGAGACTTAGAGTTAAAACAAGCTATTGACGATTATTATGTTGGCGGTATGGGTGCGTTAATGGTATATCAAGACCCAGATGCTGACATGGGTAAAGGAGAAGTAAAGCTTAAGGCGGTAAATCCATTAGATTTATATATTGACCCTAACTCAAAAGACAAGTTCTGTAGGGATGCAGCTCATATTATTATGGCAAGCTATATGACAGATGAAGCAGCGATGCAAATGTATCCTGAGTTTGAAGATATTATTGAAAACTCTGCAGAAGAGCCAGAAGCATCAGATGATTATCCAATAACAAATTTATCAAAAACAGTAGACCAGGTATTTCCTGGAGATGTTGAAGACAGAGCACATACTGTTAGAAGATATTTAGAGCGTTATACTAGAGAGATTCATCCGTACTATAATGTATATGAACCTTTTAGCGAAAGAGAATTTTTATTTAATCATGAAGAATTTGAACAATACAACTCGCAACTTTATGTAAGGGTTAGAAAAGCAACAGGCGAAGAAACTATAGTATGGCAACCTGAAGCAGTTCAAGAGTTAATGGAAGAAATACAAGAAAATGGTGCATTATATCATTTTGTATTACCTCCAATGCAATTAGACCAAAATGGTATGCCAGTACCACAACAGCCAATGAAAGTACCAGGAGAAGAAGGCCCAGGCTCTATTCCAGGTAGTACTATTGCATTATTACCTATTACTCCAGAAGAATTAAAAGGATTAGGTAAATTAACTTGCAATGAAGTAGATGTACCTAGAATTAGAATGGTTGCTAGTGTAGGAGATTCATTGCTTTATGAAAGAATTTTACCAATAGAAGATTATCCTATTGTACCTGTAATGAATATACATTTAAGAACTCCGTTTCCAGAGTCAGATGTACGTATTTATAGACCATTACAAGAATATATCAATAAGATTCGTTCTTTAATTATTGCACACGCTAGTACAAGTACTAATGTGAAGTTATTAATACCACGTGGTAGTGTAGATAAAAGACAAGTTGAAGAAGAGTGGGGAAGAGCAGGAACAAGCGTTATTGAATTTGACGCAGAGCTAGGTGCACCAATTGTAGCTGGTCCAGTACCTCTTCCCAATGAACTATATAAAAATGAAGCAGATGCAAAGTCTGACCTAGAATATGGATTTGGAATTTATGAGTTGATGCAAGGTGGGGGTAGAGGTGCACCATCTACTTATAGAGGTACTATTGTAGTAGATGAATTTGGTCAAAGAAGAATTAAATCTCGTAGAGATGATATAGAAGATATGTTAAATCAAGTAGGTACAATTGCTGTTCCTTTGATGCAACAATTATATACAGAGGAAAAAGTAATTAGATTAGTACAACCTAATGGAGAAGAGACTAGTCAACGATTTAATTATTATAAAGAAATGGAAAATGGTGAAGTTGTTAGGTATCATGATATTGGTGTTGGTAAATATGATATACAGGTAGTATCTGGTTCTACCTTACCAACGAATAGAATGGCATTGTTAAATACATATATGCAAATGTATCAAATGGGCCTAATTGACCAAACTGAAGTGTTAAAGAAATCAGAATTAGTGGATATTGATGGCGTTATGGGTAGAAGTGGACAAATGCAACAGATGATGCAGCAAATGCAAGCAATGGAACAAGAATTAAAGAAAGTCAAAGGTGACTTACAAACAGCTCAGCGTGAAGAAGTTCATGCTAAGAAGCGATTAGAAGTAGAAAAATTTAGTTCTAAATTAGATAAGGTGTCTAATAGAGCTGATATGGCGTCTAGCTTATTTCAAGCTAGGCTCGGAGACCAACAACGACAGTTGATGAACTCGTCAAATGAAATAGAACAACCAGAAAGTTTATTTGAAGAAGACGAGAGTTAACGTAAGGAAAAGGTAATATGGAACAAGTAGAAAGCAATATAGTACAAGAGAATGCACAAGACCAGACTGTAGAGTCAAGTGATATTCAAGCAGACATTTTTGAACAAGTGTTTAACCCGTCTGGACAAGACCCTTTTGCAGCAGAAGCTAGCTCAGAAGAGGTAATTCAGCAGGAAGAAGCACCTGTTACAGAAAGTGAACCTGTAAGTACTTTTGATACTATAAAAGCGAAAGAAGATGATAGTCAATTTAATTACTGGCAGTCACAAGCAGATAAGACAAAAGCAGAGATGGAAGCGTTAAAAGCTGAAATGGAAGCATTAAAGTCTCAAGCTGCTCAACCTAAGGAGGAGACTAGTGAACCTAAGTTAGTTAAACCTTCTAAGCCCGTGAAACCAGTAGACTATGATTATTCTGAGGCCTTAGCTGACCCAGAAAGTGCTAGTGCTAAGTATTTAGCATCTAAAGAGGACTATCTGGAACAGATGAGTGATTATGTATTAAAAAAAGATGAACTTAGAGAAGCACAAATGACACAAGCACAACAAGAGCAGTTAGCTCGTCAGCAACATCAAGAAACCTTGAGTGAATTGCAGATGAAGTATAACTATACTCCTGAACAAGCTAATGACTTTGTAAAAACTATGAGTTCACCTGAATCATTGTCTTTAGACAATTTAGTAAAGCTACACCAGTTGAACCAGGGCAATGGCCCACAAATAACTGAACAAGTCAGTCCAGAAGCTCAACAGAAACAACAACTAATGAATCAAAGACAAGAAAAGCTCTCCATCCCAAAACCGATAGGGGTGCAGCAAGGTCAGAGTGTACAGTCGCCAAGTAAAAACGTAGAAGACAAAATGATGGATGCTATGCTTACCGATTGGAACAAGCGTAACATCTTTTAACAATTAGGAGATTATTATGGCGAACATATATTCAAGAAGCATTGGTGCTACTCCAACAGGAGAAAGTATTAATGATATTAGAAGAGTGTTTAACTTTGGCGAAAGAGTTGCCGAGTTAAATCCAGCTGCTTCTCCTTTCTTCGCATATCTATCTAAAGTTGCAAAAAAACCAACTGATGACCCTGTTTTTAAATTTTTAGAAAAAAGACATCAATGGCAAAGAAGAAACTTCTTTGTTGACGGTAATGGTTCAGATGTAACTTTGATTAACAGCTCAACAGCTTATTCTGCAGATTCTGATTTAGATTTATCTGCACAAAACTTTGATGTTGACTATGATGTGACAGGAAGAAAAACTGGAGTTGCAGCTAAAGTGGAATTTGCTACACCACTTCAAACATTTGTAGTTAAAGGTGTATTTAACGATGGTGGTACAGATAAAGATGTATTGCTTTATTATCGTATAAATGCAAGCGGTGTTACACAAGGAAGTAATGACACTGCTATTACAGCAACATTTTTAAAAATGCTTTATGTAGCTACTGCTACACAAGCTGATGGAAATTCTGCTGTAGTTGAAACACAAACAGCAGGAGCTGTAACTTTATCAGATATTGGTGAAGCAGACACTATTACATTAGTTGATAATGCACCTGCACAAATCATTGGCTCAGCACACGCTGAAGGTAGCGATGCTCCAGACGGATGGAGAGACGAGTTTTATTCAAGAGAGGGTTATACCCAAATCTTTAAAACTTCAGTACCTCTATTTTCTGGTTCAACTTTAGCTACTCGTTACAGAGGTGACGCTAATGAATACATGAGAGTGTATCAAGAAAAACTAATGGAACACAAGATGGACATTGAAAATGCATTACTATTTGGTTATGGTTCTGCAGACGAAAGTGCCGCAGCTGGTCCAGTACGTAAAACATGGGGTATTTTACCTTACACTGAAATTTATGGTAATGTAAAACAATTTACATACGCAAGTTCAGGGTATGATACTTTTGTTGATGCTATGTCAGACATCTTCGACCCAGAATCAGCAGCAGGTGGTAATAAACTTGTTCTTGCTTCTAGAAGTGTTATGAACTGGCTTAACAAGTTAGGTGGCCAATCTTTCTTAGGAAATACAATGGCTCTTAACGATGGTTACAGAAGTAACTTAGATAAGAATGCTGGTATGTTTAATGGCGTTCCTGTTACTACAGTAGACACTATGTACGGTACATTAAACTTCGTAATGGAACCTCTTTTAAGAGGACCATGGGCTGACCATGCTGTTGCGATTGATTTATCAAATGTAGCTTACAGACCATTAGCTGGTAATGGTGAGTCAAGAGACACACAAATTATCACTAACGTACAAGACAATGATATTGACGGAAGAAAAGATATGATTCTTACAGAATCAGGTCTTGAAATTTCTCTTCCAGAAACTCATGCTGTACTTAAATTTAACTAATAGTTAAATAAACAAGGGGGTGATTAAGTTCACCCCCAAAGAATTTAAAAGGAATATTATGGGTGCAACAAGCGTAAAAAGTAGAATATTAGACTTATTAGCAGATGTAGTAGTTGATAATACTGCAATAGGGCAGTTTGCAACTGATGCTGCAAAAGAAATTATTAATGTATTACCATTAGAGATGCTATGGAGTATGAGCACTACTACAGAAGATGTAAGCGGTGCAGGTGCATCTGTTACTTCAGCTAGAGTACTAAGTGTATCTAGAGTTGGTAAAACAGCAAGAGAAATACCTTATTCAGATAGAACAAGATATACTGAATCTGGTTCAATTTATAAAGCAACTAATAATAGTCCAGTATATTACAAACAAGGTGGAAAAGTATATGTTATACCTAATGCTAGCTCTGATGCTAAAGTAGAACATGTGAACTACCCTTCAATTACATTTGATAATGATTTATCAGATTTTGTAGGTGCACCAGACGAAATAGAGCATTTAATTATTATGAAAACTGCTATTAAGGCTAGATTGTCAGAGTTGAATGAGTTTCAAGATGACACAGAGGAACACAACTTAAAAATGGCAGATTTACAATTATTACAACGAGAGTATGAAGGAGCTTTAGCTACATTTGTAGCATCATATAGTAGACCTTCACAACAAAGGGAAGAACAATGACACAACAAGAAATGATTGAAACTATACAACAAGACTTCCCTGAAATAGGGGAAACACAATTACGACTAATGTTAAATAGAGCATTAGATAAGTTTGAAAGTGAAGTAGAACTATTAAGAGGAACTGCTACTGTATCTGTAACAGAAGATGATAAAAGAAGGTACGCATTTACTGATTTTACTGGTATAACAAGCAATGACGACGTATTAAGTGTAGATAGAGTAGATTATAACAATATACAAGTAAAAAGATTTACTGGAAACATTGAGGAGACTGATATAACATGACCGATTTAGCAAAAAATTTTGATTGGCCTACTAATGATTTAGTGTATGCTTTAAGAGATTACAAGTTGATTATAGCTAAATGGGATTATGTAAAAGATAAGTTAACTTCATTAGATAGTACTGAACTATCTGCTGGTGATACCATTAGAATACACTATGCTAAAAAAGGTACAAGATTTACAACAGATTTAACAGATACTCCTGAGTTTCCAGCAGAGTTTCATGAAGCTCCATTATACAGAGTATTAGAACAATTACACGCATCGAGAGGGAATATACAACAAGCTATGTATTATAAAACAGAATACAAAGAGTGTGTAATGATGGCAAAAAAATATAAGAATCGTGGTAAAGATGATTCTAATTATGCAATTAACCAACATAGTTATTAGGGGGATAGATGGCAGCAGCAAAACATAATTTAGTAATAGAGCAAGGCGTAGACTTTTCATTAGAAGTTACCTTAACAGATTCTTCTGGTGTAGCAATCGATGTATCAGACGATACGTTTTCATCAAAAATTAGAAGAAGTCCTGAAACAGATGCTATACAACTTTCAGGGTCAGCTATAGATTTTACTGCAAGCGGTCAAAATGCTTCAGGAGAAGTAACATTTTCATTAACTGCTGCTGAAACTGCTGCTTTACCAGGAGATAATTTAATATACGACATTTTTAGAACAGATGAACTTGGAAATGTTACAAAAGATTTAGAAGGTCAAATACAAGTAATTGAAAGGGTGACATACTAATGGCTGTTACGATTAGAAAAACTGACAATGATATTAGAGTAACTAAAAAAACAAGTACAGTAACTGTAAATAAAAACACTACTGCTGCACAATTTAGCTCTTTTACTGCAGCTGGAGATTCTGGTTCAAGTATAATTACAAATAATGAAACTTTGAGATTCACGGGAGGAACAGGTATTACGTCTATTGTTTCTAACGATGAAGTAACACTAAACATAAACGATGAAGTGTTGCAAAATAACGATACAGTAGACGGTGGCACATTTATATAAGGGGGAAAAATGGCAAATAAATTAAAAATATTAAGAACTGACTCAGGCAGTTATTCTTCAACGGGGAATCCTTCATCATTAGACTATGGTGAATTAGCTTTTAATAATGGTGGAGAAAAAATATTTATAGGAAAACAAACAAGTGCAAGTAGCAATCCTGTAGCTGGTACACATACTGATGTATTTCACTTAAGTACATTAAAAGATTTAAGTGGTGGAACTGGTATTACTTATCAAGTATCAAGTGGATTAGGAGATAATTCTGGTACAGTTTCTGTTACTCCTGCTCAAACAGGTATAACTAGTATTTACAATCCTAATTTAGAGATTGGTAATGCTGAAGGCGATAATTACATAGATTTTTCAACAGCAAATACTATTAATTTTTGGATGAACAATGGAAGTCAAAAAGCAATAGAAATTGGAGATACATCTGTAACTATATCTCAAGGTACTTCTAATATAGATTTTATTGTAGACGATTCTTCTGGAGTAGAGGCTTTTAGGGTAGACTCAGGAACTGGTGAAACTACTATAGCAAATACTTTAAATTTAGATGGAGACCTATTATTAGCTACTGGAGATATGATGGCAGATGATGTAGTAGCTAATAGTTATCATTATAGAAGTTATGATGCTGGAACTGATACATATTCTGCTGGACCAGAAGCATTTAGTATAGGAGCATCAGGTGGCGTAACCTTTAATGCAGCATTATCGCTTGACAATAATTTAACCGTAACAACTGCAACTGGAGCTATATTACGTTTAGATAGTAGCGATACAGTTATAACAGCAAATGATGTACTTGGTAGAATTAATTTTTCAGCACCAAGTGAAGCTAGTGGTTCTGATTCAGTACAATTAGGAGCTTCTATAGCAGCAGTAGCGCAATCAGCTTTTGATGCTTCTACAAATAAAACTGATATTATATTTTATACTGCAGAAAGTGGAGTAGCTGATGAGTCTATGAGAATTGGTTGGGATAAAAAAGTTACTATTAAAGGTGATTTACAAGTAGATGGGACTACAACAACTGTAAATAGTACTGTAGTAACTATTGACGACCCTATTTTTACTCTTGGTGGAGATGGAAATGGTATTGACGATAGTAAAGATAGAGGTATCGAATTTAAATGGAATAATGGTACAAGCGCTAAAGTTGGATTTTTTGGATTTAATGAAGATAATCAAAAATTTACATATATTAGCGATGCAACAAACACTTCTGAAGTATTTAGCGGAACATTAGGTGATGTAGAGTTTGGTACATTAGTATTAAACAATTCTGCTGGTAATTTAGATGGTGCGCATATTGATGGTGGAACATTTTAATAATTTATGGCTAACGTAATTAAAATTAAACGAGGGTCTGGTACACCTTCTACAAGTAATACAGAAGCATACGAATTAGCATACGATTATACAGCTGATATTCTATATATACACGATGGTGCTAGCAACACTATGGTTCCAGTTGGTACTGGTACAGTAGATACAAGCGGTACTCCAATAGCTAGTGAATATGCACGATTTACAGATGCTAATACTATACAAGGTATAAGTGCTGCTGGTGTAAGAACTGACTTAGGTCTTGTTGTAGGTACAAATGTTCAAGCACAAAATGATTACTTACAAGATATTGCAGATTTAAGTACAAATAATCCTACTCAAGATGGATATGTATTAGCTTATAATGACGATGAACCAGGATTTGAATTAGTAGAACAAAGCGGTGGAATATCTTTTAATGGTTCTACTACTAATGGATTATTGACTTATGGTAATAGTACCACAGCAGATGTAGAACCAGAATTAACTTACAATGGTGCAGGACAATTACAAATAAATAGAAGTGGTAGCAATGCCATATTACAATTAAGAAGTGATACTAATAATACAAGAATACATTTTAAAGAAAATACTGATGTTGCTTGGAATATTGGTTATGATGCAACTAATAATTGGTTTAGTTTTTATGATGCTTCAGTACCTGCAACACCAGTAAAAATTAAAGATGGTGCAGGAAGTGATACTTTAGTAGTAGATAGTACTTCACGAGTCGGTATAGGAACTGCATCACCAAGTGGTAAGTTAGGTGTTCAATCTGCTACTGGGGAAATAGGTTTTAATGCAGGTACATCTTCTTCTCCTGAAAGAGGAAATTTATATTTTACCACAGATGGTACTGGTTGGAAATTCAATATAGGTAAATATCAAAGCAGTTCTTTTAGTTCATTGATGACATTTCAGGATAATGGTAATGTCGGTATAGGAACTACAACACCTTCAGAAAAATTAGACATTAGAGATGGAGAATTAGTATTTACTCATAGTTCTTTAAATCAAGCATCATCAGGTACAATTAGATTTAATGAATATAATGGAGATAATGTAGCAGGTTCATATAT